ACGACCATCAGCCCAGCCGCTCAGTGAGCGCGAGCGCGGTGGTCACGTTGCCCACGAGGACTTCCAGCGGGGTGTCGAACGAGAACAGGTAGCCCTGGCCGCAGGACAGGATCGGCCAGGTGGCAGGGACGCCGTCGGAGCCGTAGAGGAGTTTGTCGGCGGGGAGCGGGTCGCCGCCGTCCACCTCCGCCCAGGCGCGCTGGCTGACGCCGTCCAGGGTGATCGTGGTGAACGGCGGCATGTAACTGATGATCTGCTCGCTGATCCAGGTGGTGAGGTCGATGGCGGACGGGTCCAGGTTGTCGGGGTTCTCGTAGACCCGGATGCGGACCTGGTTGACGCCGAGGGGAGCCGCCGGTTCCGCCACGCCGCGGCCCGACGTGACGGTGATGGTCGGGATGACTTCCAGCCAATCGCTGATGACCTCCTCCGGGAGTTCGGCCCAGTAGCGCCGCCAGGTGCCGACCTCGGTGATGCAGTCGGCGGGCACGGCGGGCGGACGCGGTGGTGCCGGGATGTCGGCGCAGTCCGGGTCGTCCAGCGGGTCGTACAGGACGCTGGTGTCCAGCGGCGTGCGGGCGCTGATGCTGGCGTGGGCGGTGCCCATCCAGTCGTACTGGAACTCCGGGCTGTCCGGGGTGTCGCCGTCGAAGTAGTCGAACGTGGAGCCGAGGGTGATCATCGCCGCGTCCAGCAGGAGGGACTGGCCGGACAGGAAGTGGGCGTAGCCCTCGCCGTCCTCGTCAACGACCCGCACCGCGGCGAACTCCGCGTTGGTTGGCGAGGTGCCGCTGGCGAGGAGCCGGGTCCAGGTGTCGGCGGGGGCGATGACGCCGCCGCCTGTGGCCTCGGTGATGATGCCGCCGTTGAGGTCCATCCACAGCACCGTCGCCCGGAGCCGCTGAGAGCGGCCCTGCGGGTTGACGTAGAGCGAGCCGACGTAGGCGGTGGACGGCTCCACGGTGGTCCGCCCGGCGGCGTCCTCCGCCTGCCCGGCGTTCCACTGGCTGACAGCAGTGGCGTCGGTCAGGAACGCCACGCGGGCTGACTTGTCCCCGGCGAATGCGCCGGTGGTCTGGTAGAGCGTGCCCTGAGCGCCGGGCGCACCGGCGAAGTACGCGATCCAGCCGGTGACGCCCTTGCCGGTGGAGCGCGACGGGGAGTTGCCCGGCGTGCCGTCCCAGGTGTAGTCCACGTCCGGCGTGTCAGGCGAGTCGCCGTCGAAGTAGTCGCCGGGGCTGGTGTTCGGCTTGGGCTGAACCTGGGTCACCCAGGCGGTGACGGGCGACACGTAGCCGCTGATGACCGCCGCCGCCTGGTAGTCGTACGACGCGCCAGGGGTGAGGCCGTTGATCGTGACGGGCGAGAGGCCGCGCACCTCCGTCACCGGCGTCTGGGGGGCCGGGGTGGGCCGATACCAGACGATGTACTCGGTGACGCCGGACACGCCGCCGGGAGGCGTCAGGGACACCGATGCGCTGGTGCCGGACGGGGACGGGCTGACCGTGATGCCCGGCGGCACGGCGGGCAGGGTGGTCTGACTGAGCGCGTCGGAGTACGGCCCCCAGCCGACGCCGTTGTGGGCGCGGAATCGAATCCAGGTGCCGGTGCCGGGGATCAGGTTGGTGGCCTGGCCGGGCGAGCCGTCGTCCCGCCAGGTCTGGACGTTCTGGCTGAACCCGCTGTCGGTGGCGGACTGGTGCTCGTACTGGTCGATCCCGGAGCCGCCGTTGTCCGACGGCCCGGTGAACGTGTAGTCGATGCTGACGGCGCTGACCCCGGCGTAGACGGGCCTGGGCGGCTTGCCGGGGACCTTGGCGATGCGCGGCGGAGCGCCCTCCGTGGTGTAGGCGGAGCCGTCCCCGATGGAGGAGTGGTTGGTGTCGATGGAGCCGCGCACGTTGAACGCAGAGCCGTAGCCGTTGCCGTCGTGGCCCCGGTTCCAGTAGCCGGACCAGAGCGTCTTGTACGTCCAGTAGGCCTCACCCTGCGGGATGTTGAACGTGCCGCTGGGGGCATATCCGCCGAAGTCGGTTGACCAGTATTGGGTGCCGCCGGTCCAGGAGCCCCAGCCGTTGCCGTAGTACCGGAGTTCGCCGTAATACTGCGAGTAGTTGCCGCCTGCGTTCTGGCTAGACAGGTGAGTCTCCACCCAAACCTGCTGGTTGCCGGAACCGTTCAGGTCACCGAATGCGCTAACCATGGTTCATCCCCCTTACGGCACCGTGACGGCGAGCGCGTCAGCGTAGAGGCGGATCACAGCGCCCGCGTTCCACGAGACTAGGTTGAGGCGGGCCGTGACGTGGACTCCCTCGGCCCCGGGGGGCGGGAGCAGGGACTTGGCGGACACCGCGCCGCCGGATGCGTCCAGTGAGCCAAGCACGTCGGTGCGGAGGTTCTGGTTGCCGCCTCCATACCACTGCGCGCTGAACTCGATGAGGCCGAGCACCGCCGTCCCGCTCTGCACACTGCCCGACGCCCAGAGGTTGAATGAGACACGCTGGCTGGGGAAGTCCAGGAACCGGCGCACGATGGACTGGCCGATAAAGAGGGTTTCCGTCGTGCCCGCCGCCGCCGCGGTGGCCGTCGCCTTGACCGACCAGTCGCCATCGGACACCAGTTCATTGGTCCGTTCGATGACGGGCTGGGGAAGATCGGTGCCGACTACCCCCGCCCACCAGTCGGTCAGGTTGTTCTCCGCCGACGGGTTGGCGGCGAAGTTCTGCGACACCACGACGGTGCCGGACGAGAGTTCCGCCGACGGGTGCGGCATCAGGTTGAACGGGATGTCCTGGATGACGATGGGGATGCCCGGCGGTAGGGGCACCGGCTTGGTGGCCTTGAACACGTAGGGCCGCTCACTGACGAACACGAACTCGACCTCGTTGGCCCAGAAGTCGGCCACCTGGTGCTCATCGGTGACGAACGGCCCGCTGACCGCGCCCGTGTCGTGCATGAACCGTTGGAGGTCGGTGACGGCGTCAGCCCACGACGCCTCCGGGTCCTCGTAGTCCGGGTCCCAGGTGGGGTCCACGGGAGTGACGACCACGGTTTCATAGGTGCTGGTGCTGGCGTCCACCGTGCCGGTCCAGGCGTACCGGTGGTTCTCGGTGTCGGGCGTGTCGCCGTCGAAGTACGGCCCCAGGTAGGTGCCCGCGACGACCAGCACGGTGTCCACGTCGATCAGGTCACCGGGCTGGTGGCCGCTGGCGGCGGGGACGGTGAGTCCGGTGTTCGCCAGCGACGGGTTGCTGGGCGTGGCGGTGAACCGGAACTCGGTCCACTCGCCCACCGGGGCGGTGAACGTCGGCCCGCTGATGCCGCCGAGCGTGGGGATGAACGCCTGGTCCCGGGCCTGGGGGCGCACCTTGCCGACCAGCGTGTAGGGCTGACCGGCGGTGAGTGCCATGCCGGTCAGTGGGAGCCCCTGGATGGTAGGGGTGGCCAGCCGGTGGCGCATCACGCGAGCCCCGTCAAACGGCGCGTCCGTGGACAGCCAGCGCTTCACGGCAAGGGTGCCACCGGCGGGCGGGTTCACGTCCGCCGCGTCCACGGCGCTCACCGTGCTGGTGCTGGCGTGCGGAGCGCCGGTCCAGGCGTAGTCGAAGCCCGCCTCGCCGGTGCCGTCGGGCGTGTCGCCGTCGAAGAAGGCGGGGATGTAGCCCTCTCCGACCAGGACGGCATCCACGTCGATGAGGTCGCCCACCTGGTGGCCCGACCCAGCCGCGATAACCAGGCCCACCGATGAGGCCTCACCGGCCCCGCCCGACACGCCGGTGTGACGGAACTCGGTCCACACGTTGGGCTGGGCGGTGAACGGCGTGCCCATCGCGCCCCGGAACTGGGGGGTGAACGTCTGCGCCCGGCTCCGGGGCCGCACCTTGCCGACCATCGTGTAGGTGCCGCCGTTGACCAGATTCGACTCTCCAATGAGGCCGAGCGCCACACCGCTGGTGACAGCGAGCGTGAACCGCAGGACCTTGGTGCCTGCCACCGGCGAGTCGCCCACCTGGGACGCCTCCGCGCCGTTGGGGACCGGAACCCCCGCCACGCCCAGGCCGGACTTGGTGCTGGTGCTGGCGTCCGGCGCGCCGGTCCAGGCGAAGGTGTAGCCGCTGTCGAAGGACAGCGTGGACTCGGAGGCGTTGGCCGCACCCAGCCAGGCGGAGTCGTAGCCGCTGGGAGCGCCCCGGTCACCGTCGAAGTACGGCCCGGCCACGCCCGTTTCGTACAGGAGGTCGCGCATGACGACGCGATTGGCCCCCGTGCCGGTGCCGGAAACAACCCAGCGCTGTTTGGTGGTCTTGGGGTTGGTCAATGGCATCATCGCGCTGTGACCGACTCGCTTGGCCTCGCCCGGCTGGATGACGACGGGGCCGCTGGTGGCCGAGGCGACGTTGTTGCCATCGCCGTCACGTATCTCGTCCACGATGGTCACGGTGAGCGCCGGGAACCCCGGCGGCACGTAGAACTCCGCCGACCCCGTCACGAAGTCGTACGAGTTGTTGGTCAGGAATGAGCCGTACAGCGCAAAGTTGCCGTCCGTCCAGTCGGCCTGCAAGCCGTCGGCGGTCGGCGTCAGCACCGCGTCACCCATCGGACCCCAGATGTCGTTGGGTGTGCCGCGCAGGCTGGGGTTGACGAATCGGTTGCGGCGAAGCACGGTCGCGGCGGTGGTAGCGCCGTCGAAGTAGGGGCCGCTGTATGCGCCCTCCACCAGCATCAGGTCGTCAAACCAGATTTCCTCACCGACCGTGCCCGACCCGCTGTAGAGCCGGAATGCGACATCGGTGGTCCCGGCGGGGACGGCGAACGTCAGCGACACGTCGTACTCGCCCGCCACGTTGGGAGTGGACGGCGTGCTGAGTTCGGTCGCGCCGCCGTTGAGGAACACGGTGATGCCTCGCGCCCGCCCGGTGCCGTTGGCCGCTTGCGGCGCGATCAGGCGAACCCTGGCGCGGATCGTGTACGTCTTGCCCGCCTGGACGCCGAAGTTCATCCCGGAGCCCACACCGCCGCCGAGGCTGACGTTGGAGTCGGTCTGGTTCGGTTCGACTTGGCGGAGGACGATGGACTTGGCACGGTCGCTGGACCAGCCCGACGTGGAGAAGCCGACCGCGCCGCGCCCCGGCGCGATGCTGACGGGGGGCGTGACCATCTGCGTGCTCGCGCTCGCTTCCGGCGTGCCGACCCACAGGTACGTGTAGTCCCCCGCGTTGATCGTGCCGCCGTCGAAGAACGGCCCGCCCACCAGGGTTTTCTCCCACATCACGTTGCTCAGGATGAACCGTGAGCCCGCCGCCAGCGGGCCGCTCGCGTGGATGGGGATGCGGAAGTTCGCGGTGGATATGGTGGTAACGCTGTACGAGAGGCGGACCTTCTGCCCGGCGTAGATCGTGACCGGCGTGCCGCGGTAGCCGACGGTGCCCTCCTCCTCCGCCCCCAGGTCGATGACCACCGTGGGATACCCTGCGGGCACCTCCACGTCCAGCGACATCGAGTAGAGCGACCCCGGCGTGTTGACCTCGGCCTGTTCCAGTCGCATAAGTTTCGCGTTGACAGCGAGCGCCGCGGGAATGTCCACCACCATGCCGGTCGGCCCCGCGGTGAGCGGCAGGCCACCGTATGTGATCCAGTCACCTATCGAGTTCACGAGCCTCGGGTGATTGATCACGATGTTCCGGCGCAACTCGAACGGCATCATGCCCGCGACCGATTCCAGCGACGGGTTGGTGAGCATGTTCGTGAGGAGCACCGTGGACGCGCCGGGAGTCTCGAACGAGGGGTTGGTGTGGAGGTTGGTGGCGAGCACCTTGGGCGCGGTCGCTGTCTCGAACGACGGGTTGGTCACCACGTTGGTGTCGATCACCGTCCAGTCCTCGGTGGGCGGGTTGGGAATCCAGACGCCGCCCTGGAAGTCGGCAAGCACCGGCGGGCACTCCGCGAAGAACGCCAGGTCCACAGTGCCGCAGGCGGAGCCGTGCTGGCCGCACGTGCCGGGGTCCAGCACCCGGCTCAGCCAGGCCATGCCGTACTCAAGCGCGTCGAGTCCCTGCGCGGCGACGACGGCCTTGACCCGGAGCGCACGGACGCCCTTGCGGGTGGGGCCGAGCACGCCGCCCTCGCCCACGCCCTCCGTGACGCTGGCCTTGCGGGTGCTGTCGTACTCGCCGTGGACATCCACGATGAACACGCCGAAGAACCGGGCCGACTCCGGGTTGGCCGAGTCGTACCAGGGAGCGCCGGTGATGTTGGCGTAGGAGTACAGGTCAGTCTCCGCCAGCGCCTCCCAGACACCCGGGCAGACCTCGCCCTTGAACCACCACATGGGGCACTCCGCCGTGTCGGCGTAGCCCTTGGTGCGAGCGTTGTTGGCGACCTCGTTGCCGCCGTAGTTCAGGTATCCGTCGAACATCAGATGGCCACCTTCTCAGCGATGCGGTCCACGACCAGTTGGGAGGTCCGCCACGGGTCGCCGCCGTCCAGCGCGAACGCGCCCGCCTCGATGGTGAGGTTGGAGTTGTTCGTGGTGCCGGTGTTGGTCGCCTGGCTGGCGTTGGCCGGGATCGCGGTGATGCTGGCCCCGGCGACATCCACCGCGCCCAGCGTCATCTGCCCCACGGACGCCTGGACATCCGAGGCCATCGAGTCGATGCCGTTCACGAAGCCCTTGCCCAAATCCACGCCGATCTTGTCGAACACCTTGGACGGTGAGTGCTCACCGAGGATGCCTTTCGCCCAATTGATCACGCCATTCACGGTGTCACTAACCGCGGTTTTGACGGCGTTGATCATGGATTTGATGCCGTTGATAAGGCCCTGCACGATGTCCCTGCCGACGCCGACCAGCCAGCCGATAGCGCCGGACACCGCGCCCATCACCTTGTCCCGGATGCCGGTGATGACGCCCACGACGGTGCCCACCGCCGTCTGTACGGCGCTGATGATGCCGTTCCAGGTGTCCTGGAAGAACGACTTGACCGCGCTCCACACGGCGTTCCAGATGCCCTTGATGGTGTTGATCGGCCCCTGAATGGCCGACACGACTTGCGCCACGATGGGCACCAGGAACCCGATGATGCCGTTCCAGATGTCGGTGAAGAAGTTCTTGACCATGTTCCAGTTGGCGACCCAGTTGTTCCAGACGAACTCGACCGCGTCGGTGATGAACCCCACGACCGCGTCCACAATGGGGCCGATGAAGGCGACGATGTCGTTCCAGGTGTCGATGAAGAACCCGCTGATCGCCTCCCAGGTGTCTCGGAAGAAGTTACTAACCTCGGTGAATACCGTGGTGAAGAAATCTACGAGGTTATTCACGATGGGCGTGACGAAGGCGACGATGGCCTCCCACGCGACGACGAATATCGCCCGGATCACGAGCCAGATGTTGGCGAGCGTTTCACCGAGCACCCGGAAGATGTTGGCGATTGCGTCGATGGCGGGTTGCAGGAACGCGATGACGTTGTTCCACACGTCGATGAAGAACTGCGCGATTTCGCCCCAGTGCTCAACGATCCACTGGATGGCCAGCCCGATGGGGCCGATGAGGAACGACAGGAGCAGGCCCCAGTTGTCCTGCACCCAGGCGATGACGTTGGCGACGGCCTCCTCCACGAACTTGCTGATGCCGGACCAGATGCCGTCCCACCAGCCCAGGAAGCCGTCCATCACGCCGGTGAACCAGTCCACGAATCCGGCCCACACGTCTTGCAGGAACTTGGTCACCTTGTCCCAGTTCAGCGCGAGCAGGACGATGGCGGCGATGAGGGCGATGATGCCGAGGACGATCCAGGTGATGGGGCTGGCGAGGAACGCGAGGTTGCTGGCGATGGTGGCGGCGGTGGTGGCACCGAACGCCGCTTGCAGGCCGATCTGCAAGGCCGTCATCAGCGTCATGCCCGCCCGGAACGCCGCCATGGCCAGTTGTGCGGCCTTGAACACCGTGGTCAACGTCTGGACGGCGTTGAAAACGCTCCGGGCGATCAGGAGCGCCGTGAGCGCGCCCGCGACCCCCACGATGGCCGGGAGCCAGTCGATGAACACCTGGACGACATCCGCGATGGTGTTCGCCACCGCCGTCCAGTCCACGCCGTCGATGGCCGACTTGATGTTGGCGAATGCGTCCGCCACCGCCGGGCCTACGTCCGCCATCAGCGGCTTGAGTACGGCGGTCAGTTCATCGAACGCGCCGATGACCGACGGCATCACGGATTTCAGACCCTCGAACACGGGGCCGAGGATTTCCGCTCCGAACCGGCCCAGTGCCGCCATGATGTTGGCCAACATGCCCTGGAAGGAATCTCCCGCGGCGAGCGCGGCAGGGCCGATCCCGGCGGTGAGGGCGTCCTGGAACTGCTGGAAACTGATCTTGCCCTCGGTCGTCATCTTCGCCGCTTCTTCGCGGGTGAGGCCGAGGTGCTTGGCGACGAGGTCCAGGGCCGGGATGCCGCGCTCCGCCATCCGGTTCAGAGTCTCCGTGGTGAGCGAGCCCTTGGCGGCGGCGTCCCCGAATACGTCGGCCACCTCCGCGAACGAGGTCCCCGCCAGGGTGGCCGTGGAGCCCATGTTCTTGAGGGCCTGCTCCAACTCCTTGCCCGGCTTGACGCCAGCGGCGAGGAGGCCGGGCACTGCCGACACGGCCTCATCGAGTCCGAACGCCGTCCCCTTGACCGAGGCCAGAGCGTTGACCATGACGCCCTCTAGGGTCTTGCCGGTGTAACCCAGGCCCTCCAACTTGGCCTTGGCCTGGTCGATGGAGGTGAGCCGGGTGAAGCCCTTGACGAACGCGCCGGTGAGCACGGCGGCGATGCCGGTGGCCGCGGCGGCGGCTCCCACCTTGAGCCCCTTGCCGACCAGCCCGCCGATGGTGACGCCGGACGACTCGGCCTTGGACTCGGTCTGCCGGGCGAGGTCGTCAGCGAGGTTGCTGGCGTCGATCTTGGCGGTGACATAGAGGTCACCCGCGGAATCGGCCACGTCACCTCCTGCCGTTCTAACGGGGCGGAGGGATCGACGGCCCGTACGCCCTACAGGCTACTCCACGGGGCGAACGGCTGTCAGGGTCACCCTGACGTGAGTTGGGCCTTCACGGCGCGGAACGCGGCTGTCTCCGCCTCCGCCGACCACGGGCTGTTCTTGGGGATCGGGGCCTTGGACTTGGGCGGCGGCACCCAGAGTTTGGCGCGCATCGCGTCCACGTCTTTCTTCTCCGCGAAGCGGGTCATCATGAACCAGACGAAGTTGCAGAACCGTTCCAGTTCCAGGAGGCGGAGGTCCCCCATGTTGTGCGCGACCGCATAGCCGTCCAGGGTGTCCCAATTACTGACCGCGGTTCGGACCAGGCGCACGGTCACGTAGTAGGGTTTATGCCCACCTCCGTGAGTTGGTTCAGGAGGTCGCTGATGTGCTGGATGTCCAACTGGTCGGCGGGATCGAACAGCCGGTCCCAGACCTTCTTGCCCTGCTTGGGGCCGAACGTGCTCATCACCCACGACTTGAGTTCGTCCATGAGTTTGGTGGGGTCGTCCTTGGCGGCTTGCATCCGCTCCGCGACGATCAGGCCGAGCGTCGTCTTGGGGACCGGGATGACGTACTCCTGGCCGACGAGTCCGACGGTGACGTTGACGGCGGGCAGGGCCTCGATGACGATGCGTTGGGTGGTTGCCATGAACCCATGTTAGGGGTAGAAGTCCTTGATCGTGGTGGCCTTCATGGCGTCCCTCATGAACCGGCCCGGCGTGACGCCCCGGACCCACTTGGTGCGGATCAGCGGCCCTCTGCCGCGGATGCGGAACACCAGGTAGCGAGCCCGAACCGGGCCGTGCGCCCGGGTGCCGAACTCCTGGTACTTGGCGTAGGGGACTGTGGAGCCGATGGTGTAGGCGGTGGAGTCCGGCACCTTGGTGGTGGCCTTGCGGACTCGGATCGAGTCCTTCATCGCGCCGGTGTTCACGCGGCCCAGCGACCGGATGTTGCCGACGGCCTTGGAGCGGATGGACTGCGCGGCTCGGTAGGCCGCTTGGTCCATCATCGGGCCGACGATCCGCACGTAGCCGGATCGGTTCAGCACGAACCGGGCGCGGACCATCAGTCACACCCGCAGGGGCGGAGTTTGACGCCGAACGTCACCTCGGACCCGGCACAGCCGCCCTGCGCGCCGAGCGGCACGCCGCCCTGGATTGTGGTGACGAGGGGATCGCAGACAATGGCCTGGACCAGCCGGGCCATGTCGTCCGCCGCCTTGTCGCCGTCCAGCGTCATCCTGGCCCCGCTGGGCAGTTTGCCGGACTCCGACGGGACGGCCACGCACCGGAGCACGCCGACGGCCATGGTGAGGTCCCAGTGCTGGACCACGCAGGGCTGGCCGTTCGCCTTGGTCGGGCCGAGCACCGGAGTCAGGCTGACGACGCGGCTCCACACCTGGCCGTTGCAGTCGCACTGGTCCCACGGCACCTCGCCACCGGCCAGGACGAACTGCTTGCCCGGCACCGGGTCAAGCGCGGCGACCACGGCGTCCAGGTAGTGGTGGAGCCATTCCTTGACCTTGGGAGTCTCCACGGGGATCACGCCGTGTCGTAGGAGCGGATGGAGGCGAACCGAGCGGGCTGGCTCACTGAGGCCACCCACCAGTCGATGGAGCGGATGCCGGTGACGATCTGGTCCGGCGACTGGGTGAGGTCCTGGAAGTTCATGGCCACGCCCTGCCGGGTCAGGCTGACCATCGAGTCGGGAAGTTGGCACTCCTCCGAGTCCGCCGCCGCCAGCGCGAGTTCGCAGGCCAGCCGACCGGCGGCGATCTGTCCGCCGACGGGGACCGGGAGCCCCTTGGTGTAGGCGACCAGGAACGTCTTGTCGTCCGCCCGGGGATCGCCCAGCATGTTCTGGCACTGCGGCCACACCTCGCCGTCGGTGCGGATCAGCCAGCGCTTGCGATCCAGCCGGTAGGAGGAGGCGGGGAGGAGGTCCCCGTCCTGCCACACCTCCTCCACCGTCTGAGCCGGGCCGGGCAGGCTGAGGACCGTCGGTCCTGCGGGATCGCACATGCACCGGCCCGCGCATCCGCACGTGATGTTGAACCACTTGCCGCCGACGATCACCGGGTAGAACGGTGCCCCACCGGTGCCGCGGGACGGGAACGTGGGGTCCCAGTGCGGACCCCGGCCCCAGTAGGTGGCCCAGCCAGCGTCGTCACAGCCCATGCCGCAGGGGCGCACCTCGACCGAGCACACGCCGAAGATGTGACCGGTCCACGCGCTCAGGAGGTCGGTGGCGACCTCCTCCCACAGCGCAACCTGCTCCGGTGGCAGGCTGGCGCACGCCGTTGTCTCGGCGTACTCCACGGGCCAGTAGCACCCTGTCTGGCAGTCGGTCACGGGCGGTCCTCTCAGGCCTCAGGCGGCGGCGGCTGGTTCGCGTTCCAGACGGCCTGGACGCCGGACAGGATCATGCCGTCGGTGATGACCCCCTCGTCCTTGCCGGGGTTTGGCACGCCGCCCGTGATGGCGGAGTCCCAGGCGGCATCCCAGCCGGGCTGTCCTGCGACCTCCCAGCGGTACAACTGCACCCAGCCCTGCGGGTTGTCGATGGATTCCTTCGCCGCGGCGGCGGTGATCCGGCGGTTCAGGTCGTAGTTGTCGGCCATGTCGGCCACGCTGTTGTATCCGGGCATTGCATTTCTCCTTCTGGTGAGGCCTACGGTACGACCAAGTCGCCCTCGACAAGCCACTGTTCGTAGTTGAGTTTTGTCACCACGGCCTTACTGTACTGACCCGCGAGTTTCGTCCTGCCGCCAGGGGCTTTGAGGATCGCGCCCGCGCCAGCCACGAACGTCACCGGCCCGTCGGCATTCTGCACGAACGCCGTTTCCAAGCCGATTGTCGCGCCCGTGCTGGGCAGGGTGATAACGCGGGGACCGGCGGCGTTGAGCATATAGAGGGAGCCCTCGTAGTTGACATCGACGGTGATGTCGCCACCCCACTCCTGCACATACTTCCACGGAGCCCGCGCTGGTGCTTTCCAGTTCATCCGGTTCGACTGGATGAGGTCGGCGGTGAGCACCCACCCATCCGTTGCCGACACGGGGAGGCGAGCCGGTCCCGCCGCACCCCTGACGATGAGGTCGCCCCGTACGTATCCGACAGGAGTCTTGACGAACAGGTCCGCGTAGCCCTTGGTGGCGATGTCGGCGGCGACGGCTGGGTCCACAACCTGAGCGCGACCAGCGGCGTCCCGGACCACGACGGCGCTCGCGGTCGGCACCGTGTCGGATGGGATGGTGCGCCAGCCGCCTGAACCGAATCTCGGCATGTCGCCCACGCTGTTCGTGGCGGGCATTTCCGGGTGCGGCGACCACGGAATCTCGATAGCGAAGTCGTCGTTTCTGGTCCGCTTGATCAGATGCTTCACGCCGTACAGCGTGTAGACCTCGAACACTTGACCGAGGACGGTGACGCCGTTGGCGTCGTAGTTCAGCGAGGTCGTGATGACCAGGTCGGCGGGGCCGGTGGCGGCGAACACATCCTCGACACCAGAGCCGACCGCCGCCAGTTCGGGGAAGGTGGCCGCGAGGTTGGCGACGTGCAGGGTGCCGATTTCGGGGACCCTGACCGCCTCGACTTCTGCGAGCGTGGCGTACGCCTTGATGCCGCCGCCCGCACCGGGCTCACCGGGGTCGCCCTTGTCTCCCTTGTCGCCCTTCTCGCCGGGCTCGCCGGGAGGACCCGGGACGATGGAGTCTGCGCCCGGAGGGCCGGGGACGATGGAGTCTGCACCGGGAGCGCCGGGAGCGCCGGGGTCGCCCTTGTCTCCCTTCTCTCCGGGAGGGCCAGCCACAGTCGAGTCCGCGCCATCCTGGCCGGGCTCACCGGGAGGGCCTTGGACGGGGCCGGTGTTGATCCATTCGCCGGTGGCCTCGGACCACACCCAGCCGTCGCCGTTGGAGTCGATCCAGAACTCGCCGTCATCCACGCCGGGCTGAGGCGGCGGGCCGGGAACCGGGAGCGATCCGGCGATCTTGATGCCCTGGCCAGGCTCGCCCGGTTCACCCTGCTCACCCTGCGGCCCGCGAATGATGATGGTGCCGGGCGACGGCTCAGCCACCGGGCTCACCGTGGTCAGGTCGATCCGCTCACCGCACGGGAGGTCGAAGTTGAAGGCCGGACGCTTGGCGGGTCGGCCCCTGTAGGTGAGGTGGAACACCGCCCGCCACTGCCAGTCGATGGGATTGCCGTCAGGGTCATCCGTACAGAACAACGTGACATCGCGGGAGCCGGTGTCCGGGTTGGCCAGGTAGCCCTCCGCGTCCAGCACGGCGCACACCTTCTGCGGCACCAGTGTCACCGGGGTGGGGCTGGCGGAGTCCACCAGCACGACGGTGGCGGTCGGCCAGAACTCGACCGTGCCCGCCAGCGGCTCCGCGTCGGGCGCACTGGCGGGATCGAGGGAGTCCCCCGTCCCCGCCAGGTAGCGTCCGTTGACGGTGCCGTAGCCAATCTCTGGGAGGTCGGTCACCGCCCTGTCCTTCCCCCGGATCAGGCGTTGGCCGGTTCCTTGGCCTTGCCGCGAGCGGAGCGGGTGGCGTTGAGTGCCGCCGGAACCTGACCGGCCTCCCAGGAGTCCGCGTCCCAGTACGCCTTGGTGCCGTCGTCCAGGACCACGTGCTGACCCGCCGTCCACGCCGTGAGCGGGCTGGCCGCGACCGTACCGGCCCGCAGGGCGGCGAGGTCACGCGGTGCGTCCGCGTCGGTGGGAGTGAAGTCGCCAGGGGTGCCTGCCGTCGCGCCGGTTGCCGCGATGCCGGTGGGGATGTCCCGCGGCTCGCACGACTCCGGGGGCGGAGTCAGGCCGGTGTCGATCATCAGGAAGTGGTCGTACGGGTCCACGCCCGGGTTGAGCGGGGCCGGTGCGCCAGTCTCGTCCAACTGGACATCGAACACGCCGGTGCCCCAGGCGTTGCCGCCCTTGGTGTACGCGCCGGTCATCGAGAAGTCGATGGCGTCCTCGCCGGTGATTTCGATGTCACCGAGCACGCCAGCCGCCACGAGGGGCAGGAGGATGTAGCCGCTGGCCTCCTCCGCGCCGGGCTCGCACGCGCCGCCGCTCAGACCGGTCCACAGTTCGAGCGAGAAGAACTTGTTGATTTCGCCCTCAGGCACGGTGTAGCCGATGGTGTCACCGGAGTAGCCGTCCACGTAGGGCTTGGCGTTCGTGGTGATGCCGAGGAGCGCCGGGTTGACGCCACAGAAGTGGAGTTCCACGGTGAACCGCTTGAACGAGTTGGCCCGCTTCTCGTTGACGCACAGCGCGCCGGACGCCTTGCGGACGATGATTTCCGCGCCGTCCTCCACCTCGGACGAGAGCGTGATGCTCACGAACCCGTCGGTGGCGACGTACTGCGCGCCGTCCGGGGTGCGACCGCAGGAGTCCTGAGGCAGAACGCGGAGCCGCTTGCCCAGGAGAGGAATGATGCAGTGGGTGGTCATGTCAGTTCTCCTCGTTGGGATCGGCCTGGATCGCGGCCAGGATCAGGGCGATGATCTGCGCTTTCGTCGCGCCGCTGGGAATCTCGATGGGCGGCTCATGGTCGGCGGCGAACTGGGTGAGTTCGGACTTGGTCCAGCCGGACAGTTCCTCCTCGTCCAGCGCGGGACCAGCGACCCAGGCGGAGCCGGTCCAGTGGAACGTGCCGTCGCTGAACGTGGCGACCTGGCCCGTCGTCCACGCCGTGAGCGGCGAGGCGACCACGGTGGGGTCGGTGTGCGGGATGGCGTGGGTGGAACCGGGCGTGACGCTGACGGTGACGGGACCGCCGGGCAGGCCCGGCATCCCGGTGATCCAGCCGGTGCCGTCGAACGGTGGCAGGCTCATGGAATCTCCACTCCGGTGTAGGTCGCCTTGACGACCGGGCAGGGGTCGAAGCCGACCAGATAGGTGCGCTCCGCGATGGCGTTCATCCAGTTGTATTGGAGGTCCATCAGGTCGCCGGGACGGTTGGACGAGTTGAACACCTCGGAGCGGTAGCCGAACAGCGCCGGGGTGCCGACAATCTCAGGCACGTCCGGGTAGCCAGCGCCCGCCACCACGGGAGTGCCGAGGTTCCGGGTGACCAGCCGTGTGCCGCTCCGCTCCACGTGCCGACCGAGGAGCACCGCGGTGCGGCGGCTGACGTGGATGACGCCCTGGGTGCCGTACTCGCGGGCGATGGCATCCTCCACCGCGGCGAGCGCATCGAGGGCCTGGGTGTGGGTGCCAGCGGTCACCGGTGCGGGGTAGCCGTTGGCACCCGACAAGTTGGGGACGTTGCCCAGGTCGCCGGTCCAGAGCGCCTGTTCGGCCCTAGCCTCCTCGCCAGCGGCCAGCGCGGCGTCCGCCCACTGCTGGGCCTCCTCCACGCTCGTGCCGACGCTGAGGCACCGGTAGAGGCCGAACACGATGAACGGGGTGGCCTCCCCGAACGCCGGACCACCGGCGTCCTCGATGGGCTTGGGCAAACCCGGGATAATGTCCGCCTCGTCCGTGACGCAGTTCGCGCCGGAACGTCCCAGCGCCGGGGCGCAGGGCAAGGAGGACCAGGAGACACCAGACTCCCAGCGGTCGCCATTGCGCCAGCCGAGGACGCTCCCCAGCCCGTACGGGAGTGCCGTGCGGGCCGGGGCGGCGACGGGTGCGGTGGGGGCGATCTGCGTGGGCATCAGCGCCTCCTCCTCTCGTCGTCAGTTCGTCCAGGGATCAGGAGCCGACCAGGGCCGCGCTCAGGAGCACGCCTGCGTGGGTGGAGCCGTCGGAGTGGACCGGCACCGTGATGACGCGAGACTCCTCGCACCGCTTGACGACCAGGCTGGCGTCCTCCGTGAACAGGGCGGTGAACTTGTTCATGCCCAACTGGGTGGAGTCGTACAGGTTGTCGAGAGTGATGATGTCGTCCACGCCCTTGGTCCACGTGCCCGCCGGGTACATGAGGAACTGGACCGTGGTGGGCCAGGTCTTGAACTGGTCGGCGGCGATGGCGTCGAGTGCCTGCCAGTCGTACACGTACTGCGGGACCACGCCGCGAGAGCGGAACCAGGCGTCGATCTGCGCGTCGGTCACGTCGAACAGCGCCATGCCGAGCCGGACGCTGAGGTCCTGCCGGATCGCACCGTGAATCCAGTACGGGAACACCGCTTCGAGCACCGTGGACCGGGCGTGCCGACCCACGTAGCGGATGTGCTCCGCTTGCAGTTCGATGGCCGCGAGGAGCGGGGCTGTGGTGCCGACGGTGCCCGTGGTCATGGTGACCGGGAGCGAGCCTGCGACGACCTTGGCGATGTCGTTGGCCGACATCTTGTGGTCGTGCGCGATCAGCGCGTTCTCCATGTACCAGGCCATCATTTCCGGGTAGCCGCGCATCTGGATCAGGTCCCCGATGATGCAGAGGCCGTCACCTTCCAGCCGCGCCTCGTCCCAGACGGGGCAGGGAATCTCGATGCAGGGCTTGGGTCCGGCGACGTTCGGGTCGCCGGGTGCCGCGCCGGGTGCGTACGCCTCGTTCTGGGCGTCCTCCTCCGTGAAGTGGAAACCCACCTCGTTGTAGACCGAGGCGAACGACGGCGTGATCGGCCACTTGATGCCGCCGCGCCGGACGCCGAACTCCGGGAGGGAGTAGAGGCCGTCACGGGATGCCGTGGAGCACAGGTCGTACAGGACCTCCGAGGGGGCGCACCAGCCTGCCGCGGTGAGTGCGCCGCCTGGGAGTCGCTTGACATCGACGGCGCGCTTCATCACGTCGTCCACGTTCTCGCCGGACGCGATGAGGTCGGCGGGGATGAGCCGCTTGAACGCCATCAGCGGACCCTGCTCGCGCATGTGCTGGCCACGCGCCTGAGCGGCGGCGTAGGCGGCACGGTTGAATCCGGTGAGCCGCTTGTCCAGCATGTGGCCCGCCTCGTTCCACGTGAGCGGGGCGTTCATGCTGTAGCCCAGCGTGTCGGCGGTGGCGTAGGCCACGTCCTTCATCGCCAGGTCGGGCTTGGGCATCTTGGGGCGGACGGCCCGGCGACCCTTGGGGACGCGGGGAGCCGTGTGCCCGGCGGAGGCGGCGACCGTGTTGGCCGCGGCCTCGTCCACCTCAGGCTGGTCGGCGTCGTCGTCCTCGTCGGCGTCCTCGTCCTCGTCGTCGTCCTCGCCGTCGGGCTCGTCGGACGTGGTGTCGCTGGACAGCGGGCGAATCTCGCTGGCGAGCGCCGCGGCCTTGGTGGCGCGCTCGGTGGCGGCACCCTCACGGCTGGCGATTTCCGCGGCGAGGGCCTTGATGCCCTTGGTCAGCGTGGCGAGGGTTTCGTACTCCGCGTCACTGACGGACTGGCCGTCGCCGTACACGGCGTCGAACGACTCCATGGCCTCCGAGTGGAGGGCCGTGAGGTCGGCATCGCTGAGTTCCGACAGGTTGTCGGGGAGGACGAGAGTGTCGTCCTGCTTCTTGGTGCCCATGATTGGCCTCCGGGTCGGTGAGAAGAATCCACCTGAGGCCCTACCGAGGCTCCGAGGAGCGCCATCCAGTCACCGGTGACGATAGCACCGATCCGATGTCAGGGCATCCCTGACGGCAAACGACGGTTCCGACCTTTGCCGGACGCACCTGAGGCCCTGGCGTCCATTGCCGGGAACCAGGGCCTCAGTCGCTCGTTTAGTAATGTCTGCTCCGGTCGCATACGAGGTGAGCATTGACCCCGACCGGCGGCTCTGCCCCCTAGTCCATCTGTAGGGCAGTCAGGCTCTTTCCGTGGAGAGGATGGACGCCTTCTTGCTAGAACCCTAACACGCCTTAGCGACCGTGCCGAGCCAGATAGGCGTCCCGTTCCAGGGCCGAGCCGAACACCAGCCCGTCGCCCAGGCTGAATGTCTGGGTGACCGTGGTGGCACTCGCGCCGATCCGGGTGGTGGACGGGTTCTCCGCCCTCGCCTGAGCCACCGCCTTGGCTCGGGCCGCGGCGTCCTCGCGCTGAGCGGCGCGGGCCTTGGTGCCGGTGGGAGGAGTGGCGGAGTTCTTGCCGCAGTTGCACATCGGGGTCAGCCCTTTCGACGGGTGGTGGCGAATGCCGCGACCTCGCGGCGGTTGCGGATGGACCGCACATCGGCGGCGAGTTCGGCGGCGTCCTTGACGCGGTTGCGCTGGATGATCCGGTGCAGGTAGTCCACGTCGGCCTCGCTCAGTTGCGCGCCGGACGGGGTGGGCTTGGGAGCCTCGTCGTGGGCCAGGATGCCGGACGCGGTGAGGGCGTACAGCCGTTCGCCCGACGCCACCAGTTTGCCCGCCGGGCGGGGGATCGGGAAGCCGGGGACGGGGACGGCCAGCGCGGCCTTGAGTTCCAGCGAGCCAGCCACCTCGCGCCAGTCGCCGGACAGCGGGCAGGAGCGGAGCGTGCGGGCCTGCTCCTCGGTGGTGCCGGGCGTCAGCGCGCCAGCCACCCAGATGCCGAACATGTCCTCGCCTGCGCGGATGTCGGCCACCACGGTGCCGGTGTTGTCGTAGTGCGCCGCGGTGGCGGTGGCGGACAACTTGTGCGGCGCGTGGCCGGTGCCCATCGTGATCTTGCCCGAACCGATCAGGGTGTCCTCGGCGGTCAGCACGGTGCCGGTGTGGAAGTCGGCGTAGTCGCGGTTGCTGTGCGGCGCGGTGATGCAGATGCCTGGTCCGCCGGGGCTGGCCACGTGACAGACATCCCACGTGGCCAGGTGGCCATAGACCCTGCCCTCTTTCGTGACCACCAGCGGAGTCGGGCCGTCGAGTTGCGGGTCCGCGAACCACTCCTCGGGCGGGTAGAGCGGAGCGGCGGCGGCGACGATTTCCTGGACCGGGGCCTCGGTGTCGTCGGCGGTGGGGCCGCTGTCGCGCACCTGGACATCCGCCGGGTCGCCCCACGGGAGCGAGGCGAAGCGCTTGAGTTTGGCGGCAATCTCCGCGGCCTCTGCGGCCTTGGCCGGGTCACTGGATTGGAGCGCGATGGCGGCGGCGGCGAACGCATCGCCCGCGGCATCCGTCGCGGCCAGGTACTCCGGGGACAGGAACTCCAACTGGTCCACCGCGGTGAGCGCGGCGACCGCCTCGTCCCAGAGCGCCTGGGCATCGCCGCCCTCTGCGGGAGTCTCGCCCTCCACCGGGGGAGCGTCCTCCACCGGGAGAGCATCGGCGGCGGTGATCCCGGCCAGCACCGGGTCGTCGTCCAGGTAGATGTTGGCGCGGGCGAACGCGGGGACAGCGACCAGCGTGGCGGCTCGGACCCGCCCGTCGGTGGTGACCATGACCTCGTCGTCGGACTTGATCTGCGCGACAACCACGCGCCCGTCGTCGTCGGCGGGGTCGTCGGTCTGCTGGGCGAGCATCAGGAACCCGCCCTCCTCGTCGTCGCCGTCCACGAGTTCCTGCGCCACGCGCACCTCGAACGACACGTCGTCCAGGTCCATGGACACGCCGTTCATCATGTGCGAGCCGACGAGGCGAGAGGCCTCAGCCGCCTGCTCGGAGGTGTCGAACTGGCCCGTGGCCCAGAGCACGCCGCCGTCGCGCCGCTCGATGGTTTCGATGTTGCCGACCACGACAGCGCCGTCGTGGTAGCCCACGTCCGCAGACACGAAACGGAGCGGGACCGGCAGGATGTCCCACCGGAGCGCTCCGTGATTGATCAGCCGCCCGTCGCCGGTCGGTTCGCCTTCGATGCCAATGGCACCAGCCCAGCGGGTGGATGTCGGGGTCGCCTGGTCATCCAGGACCGCGGTGGGTGTGCTCATGGCCACCAGGGTAGCGCGAGCCGCCCCGTTCAGCCATGAACCCTACTGGATGACCTGGCCGTAGATGCCCTGGCGCTCATCCTCGGTCTGCGCCACGACGCGATCCAGGTTCGCCTTCTGCGTGGTCTGTAGCGGAGTCTCATCCACAGCGAACGCCTCAACCTCGGCGTCGTCGTCAGTCTCCTCGGAGCGGGTGTTCTTGGTGTCAGTCATGCCACCGAGGGTAGCGCTACTGGGAGAAGTCTGCGTAGGCGCGTTCTGCGACCTCACGCGGTGAGCCGTTGTCCAGCATCGCGTAGGCCTCCTCGAACGGGATCGGCGGCTTGTGAAGTGCCAGCGCCGCGAGTCGTTCAGCGTCGTCCATGTCAAGACCGGGATAGGGGGCGGGAGCCATCATGTCAGTCCTCCTCTCACTTCTATCTTACCACGGTTAGTAACCCGGGTTAGACACCGGAGAGGTCCGGCAGACGGGTGCCGCTGGACAGGAACCGGTCGTACGCCGCCTGGTCCAGAATGTGCCGCGTGCCGTCGGGGCGCACCTCGAATATCCGCGGAATCTCCTGGCCCTTGGTGACGCCGTTGCGGTCGAACAGGTTGACCTCGGAGAAGATACCGGACTCGGCCACGCCCTGGAACGCCCGCGGCATTGTCTCGTACTGCGCCGCCTGCAAGTCCTTGGGCACGTTGCGACCGATCCGCCCGGCGCGCTCAATCGCGGAGTGCAGGGCGGTTTCCGGTTCGACGTACATGTAGTTGGCCTTGACCGACTTGTAGCCGTTGCCCAGCGCCTCCTGCGCCTTGCCGACGATCTTGGTCCCGGTCCCGTCATAGACGATGGGAAGGTTGCGCCGCTGGGCCTCGGAGTAGACCATCTTGGCGATGTAGGACGACTCCTCGTGCGACTCGCTCGCCCACAGCCCGCCGTCGGCATCCTTGTCCGCCATGTTGCCGTGGCCCCGCTGGGACTCGCGCATCGCCTTGACCTCGGGCAACTGCATCTTGATCGAGTCCGGGTCGATCAGCGCCGCGCCGGGGTTGGGCATCCCGGCGAAGTCCATTTCGCCGGTCAGGTCGTCCACGCCGCGGGTGGGTGGGTAGCCCGCATTGATAGCGCCGGACGTGAACGAGCCCTTGCCAGAGCCGGGTCCGCCGCCGTTGAAATAGACCACACCCTCGCCGTCCGGGGCAGGCTCCACGCCGGACAGGAACTCGTTGACGATCCGCTCCTGCTCCGCCTTGCGCTCGGGGGTCCACTCGCCGTTCTCGTCAATGTGCGCGCCGCTGACCGAGGAGGAGCGGAGCGCGGCGATTTCGCCGGGGGTCAGGTCGGGCCGCTCCATCGCCTCAGTGGACTCCACCAGCGGGCCGGGGTTGCCGCCAGCCGGGGCGGTGATCCGATCCAGGATGCCGCGGACAGTCTCGATCCACTGCCCGCCGATGATCGTTCCCTTGGGAGCGCGGGCCTGCTTGGGGTCACCGGCGCGATATACCCCCGGGGCCGGGGGGATTTCCACGGGCGGTGTTGCGAACCTCGACTCAGCCATGGCGTCCTCCTCGGATCAGTGTGCCCTATGCGCCGACGGTGGGCCAGGAGCCCATGGTGACCCGGTCGTAGTGGATCGCCTCCACCGCGCCGTCGAAGGTGACGGTCTGCACGGTGTCGTTGTAGACCACCTCCCACGGTGGGCTGAGCGGCACCACGATGTAGCGGTCAGGACCGACGAAGCCCTTGGACCGGGTCATGAACCCGGTGGCGTCAAGGAACACCTGACGCGCCTCCTCGAACTCCATCAGAAGTCTCCCAACTGCCAGCCGTAGGCGCTGACGAAGTCCTGTTGGCTCATCGCCCATGGCGGCATCCGCCTGCCGCCGTCGTACGCCATCGTGCTGGTCGGCTCCATGTTGTCCACCCGGAGCACGTTGATCTTGTCCAGGCCCCACGCGCTCGGGACCATTTCGTCCTTGCTCTGCGCGTCCCACTGGAACACCGAGCCGTCGTCCAGCACCTCGGCGTTCCAGGCGTGCCCGGAGCCCAGGTCGGAGTTGTAGCCGACCACGATGTAGCGCATCCCCGGCTTGCCGTCCACGCCGAGCACGGCGTCCTGGGTGGTCTGCCGGGGCAGGAGGGAGAACATCATCCGCCTGCCCTCCTCGGGGGTCTGCCACATGGACTCGATGTTGTCCACCTTGCCGTCGATGCCGGGAGCGGGCGGCGCGACCACGTTGTAGCCGCGTGCCCGCATTTCCATCGCCACCGCGACCCGCTGGCAGTTCACGTCGCCGCCGACGAGGGTGTTGCCGGGGTTGACCTCATCGAAGTCGTTCGCCATATCCTCGTAGGAGCGGGCCGGGCCGGGCTGGCCGTACTTGGTGGCCGGGTCCCAGTGCTCCACGGGTCCGGGGTCCGGCTCGTCCTTGGGCGGCATGATCACCTCGCGGGTGTCCTCGTCCATGGTCCAGCCCAGTTCCACCAGGATCGGGTCCAGGTCCACGCCCTCGGGGAGCGTCATCACCGCGCCGACGGGGATGTCCCGGAGGAGCCCGCCGGGGGTGTCGATCCACTCGCCGCCGATGGGCACGCCCTTGGGCGCACGCGCCTGGCTGGGCGAGGTGAACGTCAGGCCTGTTCCAGCCCGCCGATCATCGCCCGGATGAACTCCCGCTTGCGGGCCTCGTCCCACTCGTAGTAGTCCGGCGGGAGCGCCACGTGCAGGCGCGGGTCCGGCGCTGGCGGCGAGTCCGCTGTCTGGTTGTCTGTCACCGGTTCCTCCTGTGCTGATTTCTTCGCCGTTGGCCACGTCCCAGATGGCCTGCTGGTTGCGTTCGCCGCCCAGCGTGATGGCCTCCTCGACGGTGTCCACTCGCTGGCTCACGTCGAACACGACCTCGGCGTTCTCGGTATCGTGCCACAGTCCGATGTGAGAACCCTGTAGGGATAGGACCTGTTGATTCTCCTCCACCCAGTCGTACAGCGCATCCTCGCCGCCGGGGCCGAAGAACTCCGCCTCAGGCACCTCGCGGTTGTGGCCCTGGATCGCCACCATGTAGCCGTCGGTGGGCTGTAGCCCGGTGAGCGGGTCCAGGGACGCGCCGCCCTGCTCCGCCACCACGCCCTGCACGCCGGACAGCACGCCGCCGGGAGTCTCGATCCACTGGCCCCCAATGACGGAGCCCTTGGGCGCACGGGCCTGGCTGGGCGCGCTGGCGGTCAGCGGGGTAACGGTCGTTACCCTCGGGTCCGGCGGGATCACGGCCTGGATGTTGTCCGGCAGGGCCTCGATGGACGGGTCCGGCTTGGCCCCCTCGATGCCGATGGCGTCCAGCGCGGCGGGCACCTCCTCGTACGGCAGGTTGTCCACCGCGACGGCCAGCGCCCGGGACTCCTCGACGGCCCACATCACTCCACCTCGTTCTGCTCGGTCACGTACGTCGCGCCTCGGTTCAGCACCACGGTGTAGTTCCCCCTGCCCGGCCCTTCCAGGCCGATGACGTGGATGGCGTCGTACCCGGCGAGTGCCGCCGCGGCCCCGATGTCGCGGCTGATGTTCATGCCGCCGATGGCCCCCGCGCCCTTGATGTACTCCTTGCCGCCGGTGGCCAGCCTGATGTTGTTCAGGTGCCACATGTGCGAGTTCTCCGCGTCGGTGCCGACCTTGTCGTTGTCGATGGTGAGCACCCGGGCACCGGGCTTGAGCCCGCTCTTGATCAGGTCGGTGTGATCCGACCAGGGCGAGCCGTCCTGCTCACGGAGCCAGCCCGCGTACTCGCCCGCCTCGCCGCGGTCCTCGGTGAAGTACGACCCGGCCCCGAAGATGCCCTTGCCGGGGAAGTGGTCGCCGTTCTTGTACTGGTCGATGAACTTCTCCGACTCCTCGCGCCCTGCGCCCAGCCCTCGGTACATCGGGGTGACGCCGTCGGGGAGCACGTCCACGTGGGTCGCCTCGGTCGTGCCGTAGCCGGTGATCTTGTAGGCGTTCTCCGCCCAGTACGACGGGCCGTAGCCGCAATACTCGGACGGCGTGTCCATGCCGCCGCCGGTGGCCTCGCTGAACTGGGTGGCGCGCTCGCGGAACTCGTCGGAGTCCCAGTCCACTAACTCCCGTTCATGGCCGCTGATGCCGTCAGGCGAACCCTCGCCGGTGATGGACAGCCGCAGGCCCTCGGGCGTGTCGATCCACTGCCCGCCTATCTCGGTGCCCTTGGGAGCGCGGGCCTGCTTGGGTGCCGTGGCGACGGCGGCTGTCAGGTCGGCCCTGACGGGCGGCGAGAGTTCCGGGGCCTCCTGGCGTGGCAGTCCCACCAGCCGCTCCGCCTGCGCGTAGTGGTAGTCCGGCATCGGTTCGTCGTCCCACGACCGGGTGTCCGGGGTGAGCGGGTCCAGCGCGGCCACCAGCCCGCCGATCTGCTCCGGGAGCACGGTGCCGGTGGTGGCGTCCACCAGCCGCCCGGGGTGCCCGCCACGGCCCGGCTTGTGGGAGGCCAGCGCCCAGGTCCAGGTGATCGCCTGCATTTCCGCCGGGGTGACGCCACGGGCGTCGGCGGCGACTCGGACGGCCTCCGCCAGCGACTCGTAAATCTGGTCCTCGCGGTACGTCTGGTTCAGCCCCTTGACCTTGCCGACGGGCTTGAGCGACTGGCCCAGCACCCTCTGCATGTGAACGTCCACGGTGACGCCGTCCTGGTCGCCCAGGATGTTGCTGGCGAAGGTGCGGGTCTTGTTCTTCTCGGTGAACGTGCCGAACGAGGAGTTGTCGCCCACGGGGTTGTCGTGCCCCATCGCGCTCTGCGCCTTCTCCCAGTTCCGGCCCAGCAGGAAGTCGCCGCCCATCCGGGGCCGCGGCACTGAGCCGTCCGCGATGCGCTGTTTCAGGAGCGCGAGCGCCTGGTCCTGATCCATGCCCATGGCCAGCGCTCGGGCGTACTCGGCGTTGGCCTCCCAGCGGGTCTGCGTAGAGAGGTGGGCGATAGCCGCCGCGGCCTGCTCCATCGTCAGGTCGGTGGCCGGGTTGTCCACCATTTCCTGCGCCAGCCCGGTGGACTCCTCGTACCAGGCCTTGCCTGCCGCCCGCTGTTCGGGCGTGGTCATGTCGTAGATGTCGGTGACCCGGGCCGCTGTCTCGTCCAGGCTCGGTCGGCCCTCCCGTTCCAGAATCTCCGCCGCCAGCCGCCGCCGCTCCGCCTTCATTTCCTCGACGGGCCGCATGTTCTCGCCCAGGTCGGTGCCGGATTCCAGCCGGTTCAGGGAGCGCAGGATCGCGTTCGGTGTGTCGATCCACTGCCCGCCGATCCGCGACCCCTTGGGTGCTCGGGCCTGCGCCGGTCCACCGGCGGCGACCAGTGCGGCGTTCAGCCAGGCCGCTGGGACGTAGCGCTGGACCCAGCGCCGCTCGGGCTGGGGCACGGTGGCCAGCACGCACCGGCAGTTCACGGTCAGGTCCTCGGGCGCGGCAGGATCGCCGGGGAACCACATCGGGAAGTTGCCGACCATGAACGGCTCGTCGTACGGCACAGTCTGACCTTGAGCATGAACGTGAGCCGGGCGCACCTTGTCGTCGCGCATCGTCACCCACCTCAGGTCCTCGCCGTTGCGCTCCGCCTCGCGCCGGGTCTGGAACCCGCTCATGCCGGTGGCGATGGTGCGGGCCTGCGCCCTGATCCGATCCTCGTAGGTCATCCCCACCTCAGCGAACGGGAACCCGGGGTGCTTGAGTTTGGGCGCACCCTTGCCGCTCATCGCCAGGAGTTCGTCCGGGACGCGCACCAGCACCCGGGAGTCTGGGCTGATCGCGTTGCGGAGGAGGTTACGAGTGGCCCGCTTGGTGAGCCCCTTGGCCTCGGCGTACGCCTTGATCGCCTTGACCACGGTGGCGATGTCGTCGGCCAGATACTCGTTCTGGAAATACTCCAACGCCTGCTCTGTCCGGTAGCCCGCCGGGGTGGCCGCGTCCACCGTGGGGAGCACCACCATTTCCTGGTACTGGCTGACCAGGATGGTGTCCAGGAGTTCCACCGTCTTGGTGTTCAGCACATGGCTGATGGCCCAGGCGACGAACGCGCTGTAGCGGGCCAGGAACGTGCCGGACAGCCGAATCTGGGTTAGTTCCCGCTCGAACACCGCGCTACCCGGGCTGACCATGCTCCACCTCCGCCGCCGTCGGGAGTCCATCGAGTTCCAGGTCCACGATGGCCTGGATGTCGTCGGGGCGGAAGGTGAATCTCATGCCCAGGCCGCTTCCTGTACGGGCAGGCTGAGTCGGGTGACGAACCGGTAGGCGAGTTGCTGGATGGTGTGCGCGTAGCCGCTGACGGCGAGGTCATGGACATACTCGTCCAGCATCGCCACCACGTCGTCAGCGGGGATCGCGTCAGGGCCGTGGCTGGCGACCAGGAGCGGCACCACGTCCCAGGTGTTGCGGAGCGCCTTGCAGACCAGCGTGTCCGGTGCCCGCCAGATGGTGTGCGCCTCGCTGAACGGGCGGTCGGCCAACTCGTTGAACCGGGAGCGCTCCGCCCGGGTCAGGTACTTGCCGAGTTGTTCCAGCGCCTTGACCACGAGCACGTCGCAGACGGCGAGGAGCACGGTGTAGCGCTCGCCCGGCGGGAGCGAGTACGCACCGCAGACGGGGCACGGGCTGGGGAGCGCCATGACCTACCTCCCGGCGAACGCGAGTTGCCGGGCGGATGCCGCCATGGGCGGTGCCTCAGCCTCCTCCAACGGGAGCGGTGAGGTGCTGGGTGCGGCTGTACTCTGGGGCGGCGGCGCTGGGGTCGGCGCGGGGGCTACGGCCTCAGTGTCCGCGAATCCGCCGCTCATCACCTCGTAGACCTGGCGCGCCAGTTCCGGCAGGCCGGGGTTGATCACCAGTTGCGGGTCGGCCACCGCGAGGTCCAGCGCCCTGGCTCCTGCGGCCTTGCGAAGTTCGGCCTCGGTGGACTCCTCGGCGTCGGCCTGCTCCTGGATCGGGGCGTCTGAGTCATCGAACCCGCAGGCATCGCGGAGCGACTTGTCGCTGATCACGCCTGCCTCGTGCAAGTCCTTGGCGTCCTGGCTCCGGTTCGGGCGAAGCACCATGCCCGACACGTCGTACCAGATGACCAGGTTCTCCACCTCCTCGTCCGTGACGCCCATTTCGCGGAGCACGGGGTGGAGGTACTGCTCGGTGACGGCATCGCAGATGATGGCCAGCGGCGGCTCCACGTGGGTGTTGACCACGTCCTCGCGGACCAGCCACGCGCCCCAGTGGTTCATCCCGCCGGTGCCCAGCAGAACCTCGGGCGGGGCATCCTCGCCCAGCGCCACGCGCCGGATCGCGCCGTCCCGGAGGTCGCTGATCGCCGCGTCCAGCGGGGTGGCGAACGACATGTACCGGAACTTCTCGATTGTCTCGTCCGGCACCGTGAACACCAGCGGGCTGAGAGCGCTCGCACTGGCGCGGTCCTTGATGGCCTTGCTCATCGTGGCGATGATCGAGTCCGTGAACGGGTCGTCGCTGATCTTCTCGCCGTCCTCCGCCTTCTGGCCGAGTTCGGCCTTGACGGACTGGGCGGCGGTGAGCGGCACGAACAGCACACCAGCCCCGGCCAGGCGGCTGTCGATCTGCGCGCCCGCGTGCATGGTGTAGCCGACCAGTTCGCGGAGCACCGGCAGGGAACTCCTGACAGGCGACTCGCTCATCTGCGCGTCGGCGGGGTGCATCCGCCAGATGCGGATGATGTAGAGGTCGTCGGCAGGGGCCTCGACGGTGCCCTCCGCGATGGTGAGTTTCACGTCGCCGTCAGCGCCGGACTTGAACTCCTTGCTGGACAGGCTCCGCCATTGCAGGGCGTCCAGCGTCACGTCGTCCACGGACGTGGCCTTGGACTCCCAGTCCTCGTCGCCGCGGGCTCTGGCGATCAGGCCGGGCGGGAACCCGATGACATAGCCGTCGCCCGCCACGAACAGGTTGATGCCGAGCCGGGTGATGATCTGCGAGCGCCCGGCGGGGGTGTCTCCGAACGCGGAGAACACGCCCATGATGTCCTTGGCCGCGACCCCGTCAATCGCCTCGTCGTCCTCGGTGAGCGGGATCGGTTCGCCGGTGGGGTCCTCCGGGTCCAGCCGCCCGACGAACATTCGGGCCTGGCCCATCCGGTTGGCCAGGGTGGTGGCGAGGAACCGCTGTTCGCCCACCAGGTCGAACACCTCCCAGGCGTCCTCCTGCCACTGCACATCGGTGGAGTGCCCGGAGCGCGAATACTTGGCGTCCCGGATGCGCTCGCTGGTGATGCGGATGGCGGCGGCGGTGAGGCTCTGGCCGGGCAGGGGCCGGATCGGCACGATGGTGGGCCGCTGTAGTGGGATCAGCGATTCCGACTTGGGGAGGTCGGCTGGCGACGGCCCGCCATCGACGGGGATGTACGTGGTGGCGGAGGTCATGCCTCGCATTGTCCCACCCGGGCCGCTGAACCGCGACTAGTCGATCCGGCTGGACACGTGGCCCACCAGGTAGTTGAGCGCGAGCGCGCCCATCACGAACCGCCAGAGCGGGAGGAGTGCTGGCACCGCCCGCGTCACGACGAGGCTGAGCAGAACCAGCGCCCCCAGCCAGAATCCCACACAGAACGGGCAATCCAAACCCATCACCAGCCGGACACGCGGGTCGTCCTCGTCGCGGTCCTCCCACTCGGGCGGCGGGTGGCCGCTGGCCCACTGCCGGGAGAGCGCCCAGCGGCGGGCCGGTTCCACCAGCCACCAGTGGCCCAGCCAGTCCTCGGTGACGAAGCGGCTCAGGCGGAGGGTGGCGAGAATCACAAGGACGTAGTTATGCACAGGGTTCTCCACATGTGTAAACGGCGGTTAGGACTCGGGGTAGCCGTCGGCCCAGTCCACGGGCCGGGACCCGGCGGACTCGGTGAGCGCGATGACAGGCTGGGTGTTGAACACCCGGAACACGGGGTGCTCGCCGTCGGGCTGGATCAGCGCTTGCAGGTTCACGGTCACGTCGGCCACCTCGCTGACCAGGAGTTCGCCGGTGGAGCGCCGTATCTCGGAGTGGTGGCGGGGGATGATGTTGCACGTCAGCGGCGGCTGTCTGTTCTCCCATGCGCCGACCACCGGCCAGCCGTTCACCTCGTGGGTGCTGACAGACCCGTCGTCCTCGGTGATTTCGACGGTGACGTGAATGCGGCTGATCCGGGGCATGGTCCGATCCTACCCAGGGTTAGCGGCCCAGCCTAGAGGGCATGGACCTAGCGGATGCCAGCCGGGACGCGCCGATGGGCGGGCGGTCGGTGAGACTGGACACCCGGCCCACGGCGGGGACCCGGAGGTGGTTGAGGGCTTGTGAAAGTGTATCGACCTGGTCGTCGTGCGCGCCGGTGGGGAACGCCCGCAGTTCGCTGATCAGGTCGGCCACCCAGGGGAACTCGGCGGGGAGCGGCAGGTAGACGTTGCCGGACTCCACCTCGGGGGTGACGGCGGCGGCGCGGGCTTCCTTGCTGTCCTTGGGGTTGACCGGCTTGAGTCCGGCGATCTTGTCGCGGAGCACGCTGATCACGGCGGCACCGTTGGCCTTCTCCTCGATGAGCGTGGTGAACGCCAGTTCGCCGTGCTCCTCGGCCTTGAACGCCTCGACGGCACCGAGCGTCTGCACGAAGTCCCACCGGCCACGGGTCTGGCTGAACAGGTAGCGGTTCGCGCCGTGCATGGCCCAGCGCTGGCCGACCACCCAGTCCGAGGTGTCGGTGGCCTTGAACGCCATGTCCCAGGAGTCGATCCACCGGGTGCCCACCATGGCGTCGAAGTCCACCAGTCGGACCTTGCCGTCGGGCGTGGCGAGGTGCGGCTTGGTGGTCCAGTACCGGAACCAGCCGACGTTGAAGATCGCGCCCTGCGGAGCGGACGGCCTCTGCTGGTACTGGCTGTCCCAGTTGTAGCCGCCGACCGCCGTCTTGGTTTCCGCCCAGCGTTCCAGCGCGAGCGTGATCGTTTCGCGGGGGAGGAGCGGGGACAGGAGCGGTTCGCCCTCCGCCCTGCCCAGCACGTCGTTCTCCTCCGCCAGTGCGGGGAAGGACACCACGTCCCAGTCGTCCGGGTTGCCCTCGTGCTCGGGGCTGAGGAGCCGCCCAATGAAATCGTCCTCGTGCCAGCGGGTGCCGACGGCGATGATCATGAATGGCGGTTCGAGTCGGGTGTAGGCGTTCGCCGTCCACCAGTCCCAGACGGCCTGCCGGTAGGCGTCGGAGTGCGCGGTGGCGTAGTCGCGGACCACGTCGTCCACGATGATCACCTTGAACCCGCGTCCGACGATGGACTGGCCGACGGAGCGGGCGGTCACGCCGCCGCCCTGGGTTGTCTCCCACTCGGACGCGGCACCGGCATCCGGCGCGACGGCGAGTCCTAACCCGGGGTTGTTCTCGATGACGTTGCGGACGGTCCTGGCCCAGCCGACGACAAGGGTGGGCGAGTGGCTGATGAGGCCGATCTTGGTGGTGGGGTCGCGGCGCAGGAACCACAGCGGGCCGAACTGGCTGATGAGGGTGGACTTGCCCATGCGGGGTGGCATGGACACGGCGAGCCGCTGGCTGATGCCATCGCTCATCTTCTCGGCGGCGATGGTGAGCCGCCGGTCCAGGTATTCCAGGTGAGGGCGGGCGATGTACTTGGCGTCAAGTTCGCGGGCCTGGGCCAGCGGGCTGGCTGGGACCTTGGCGACGGAGCCGCCGCTGTCACTGAGGAGCGTGGCGACCACGTGCTCGGGCAAACCCCGGATAGCCTCGATGACCTGGGCGCGGGTGGCTCCCTGCTGGCGGAGTCTGCTGATCAGCGACTCAAGGGTGTCCGGCATCCTCTAACCCCCATTCGGGGCCAGGGTGCGCCTCCGCCTCCCACTCAGCCCCGTCGATGAACCCCTGCCGGGCCGCGGCGTTGCGGTCCACGCCGGGGTAGTCGCCGTCCTCCACGGGGTAGCGGCGCATCGCCTCGATGCGGCGGAGCATGTAGCGGGGCACGATGCCGTCCGCGATCACGGCGGGCTCGGTGTCAGGTTCTTCCTGACTGTCGATGTCGGTCATGACCCGAACCGTAGTTCGTCCTCGATGGTCCAGTCCAGCGGCATCCTGTGGGGCACGGCGGTGTCGCGGATGGACTCCAACATGGCGCGGGCCAGGATGCCGTACGGGTCCAGGGGTTCTTCCCGGACCATGTCCACCAGCCAGGCCGGGAACACGAAGTCGTTCCAGGTGTACGTGCTGATGGGGCCGGGCCAGCGGGCGGTCAGCACGGCCTCGCCCAGTCGGCAGGCGGTCACGGCTCGTTCCTCTTGAGGGCCGCGGCCATGCCCTCGTAGTAGTTCCAGGCGGCGTGCTTCCAGTCCAGGCTCGGGCTGTAGAAGATCGAACCGGACTTAGGCCGCAGGCCCAGGCGGTAGATGAGTCGGCGGAGCGCGGTCACGGCTTTGTCTCCGGGTTCTCCATGATGGTCAGGATGCGCTCGGTCAGCACCTCGCGTGCGGCCTCGATGTCCAGCACTTGCACCCGGGCGTAGCCTGCCCGGTCCAGCACGCTGTTGGCGGCGCGGAGTTTGTCGGCGTCCGCCGCCTTCTCGCTGGACATCACATCGCTCAGGACTTGGAGCGCCGGGTCGATCATGCTGATGAGGCGGAGTCGGGCCTTGTCGCGGACCTGGGGTGCCTTGCCGCCGTGGGTGCCGCAGACCATTCCGCCGGGGATCGCGTAGTGCCCGCAGGGCTTTCCCTGCCGGTTGGTGGCGCGGCACTTGGGCCGGGGAATCTTGGCCAGCACGCCCTCGGTAACCCAGGGGTCTGGGGCCGTGGGGTCGGGCAGTCCCATGGGGTCGGTCATGCCGCCAATGCTACCCGGGGTTAGTCGCGGGGAGGAGGGGTTCCCAGCGCAGGCTGGGACCGTCCTGCCACACCTGGTACGTGCCGTCCTCCTCGAACGGGGAGTCTGCCACCAGGCCGGTGAAGCGGCAGTTGAACAGGCTTCCCTCGAACCGCTCGGTGATGGGGTGCTGAATCGTCCAGGCGTAGCCCTTGATGTGGACGATGTGGTGCGGCCCACCGGCGGCGTCCACGATGGCGCGTTCCAGGTGGTCGATCAGTTCGTTGGCCGCGTTGACGGTGACGATGTGGTCGGTGGGCGAGGTGGCCAGCGCGTCGTCAATGATGTCGCGGAGTCTGGTCATCGGTCCCACCTGTCGTCGCCCCAGGAGCCGCGGTTGAATCCCTCGCCGTAGCCGTTGAGCCAGGCACGGCGGAGCCGGTGGTCGATGGGCTCCTCCGCCTGGGTCGTGACCGCCGCCGCTAACTCCGGTTCGTCGTCACCGAGGTCCGACTGCCGGACGTAGTTCTCGCCCTGCCAGTTCAGGAGCGACCCGTCCTCGCTGACGGTGAGGCCGTTCATGCCTGCCTCGCGGGCCTCGTGGTAGCCGAGGTTGTACGCGGCGATGGGCCGGTCCCGGTAGTCGGCCAGGGTGCGGGGCAGACGCGGGCCACGGGTGGTGAGCGCGTCAGCGCGCCTGCCGTCCACGAGCGACTGCGGCGTGGGCAGGGCGTCCTTCTCGTCGGACTGCTCGGTGGTCACCGGTCCACCCACTCGATCTGGGTCGCGCCGTTGTGGCCGTGCAGGGCCTCGATGGAGCGGATGTCGGGGTGGATCACGGTGGTGGGTGCCACGCCGCGCTCGCGGTTGGTGACACTGACGCCGGACGACAGCCAGCGGACCACGCTGGTGCCGTCGGAGAACTCGACGCCTTCCGCGACGATGCCGGTCCCGGACAGGCCGGTGATGTCCTGCACGCGGTTGAGCCGGAACCGGCGGAAGATCGGCGGCGTGACGGCGAGGTCCGGGTGGCCGAGCGCCACGTCCTGGCCGTCTGGGGTGGGCGGGATGACGACGGGTTCCAGTGGGGTGCTCATGGTCTGCCTTCCAGTGCGTGCTTGTGGAGCCGCCTGCCGAGTTCGGCGTGGCCCTTGGGGGTGATGTGGACGATGGATGATGCGCCCTTTTTGCCGAGGCTGATGACGTGGGCGTACTCGGGGCCGAGGGCGACGATGGCCATGGCGGTCAGTTCAAACGGCGGTTCCGTCGTTTGGTCGGTGGCCATCAGTGCTCGTCCATGTGCGAGTGCGGGGCGGGGGCGTCCTCGGGCGTCATGGACTGAACCGCCGGGTTCCGCACCGGATGATGCTCGCCGTCATGGCCGACCGGCTTGACGAAGTCCAGGGACGGGAGGTCCTGCCGCTTGCCGCGGGCCTTGGCAATCCGCTCCTGCCGCTCTGCCAGGGGTGTGGCGTCGGCGTCGATCCAGTCCATGTTCGGGTCGGTCATCAGAAGTTCCACCAGTCTGTCGAAGGCTCGGGGGCGTAGGAGTGCGGGTGCTTGATCATGTTGTGCGCGACCGCGTCGATCCGGGCGTCGATCCAGTGCTCGTGCCACGCGCCGACCCAGACCCCATCCACGAAGTTGTCCCCGATGACGATGAGGTCGCCGTCCTCCCAGTGCAACTGGCACCAGGCCTGGAAGCCGGGGATGGTGCGGACGCCAGGCTCCTGGGCCAGCGAGTGCATCACGTCTGCCGCCACGGTCAGCCCCATGGCATGGTGGCGATCCGCCACAGGATCACCGCCAGCGGCGGGAGCACGACCAGCAGGATGAGGGTCCACGCGGTGTAGCGCATGGCTTGAGCACCGGTGACCTTGTCGGGCGCGGTGCCGCTGTCGCCCGCCGGTCCTCGTGGCGGGTTCAGTGGGGTCATGCTCACTCGGCGTCCTCGAACTCGAACGGGAAGTTGACGCGGGGGTTGTCGAATACGAACTGCCGTTCGGCCTCGCGCTCCTCGCGGGTGCGGGGGTCCGGCGGTGCGCTGGCAGGGCGGGGCCGGGGAGTGGGCTCACGGTCCAGCACCGGCGGGCGGGTGGGCCAGGTGATGTCCTCGCCGCGGAACTCAGTCTCGTGGAAGTCGCCGCCGTGGCCGAGGGTCAGGCGGCACCGGAGCATGATGGGTTGTTCGCGGAACGGGATGTGCGCGATCCGGGCGGGGCAGGTAGCCATCAGCCGAGTGCTCCGACCAGCCAGAGCGTGAACATCAGGAGCAGGAAGCCGACGGCGGCGATGCCGGTCTTGACGTTGAGCGGACGCGGCGAGTGCGCGGCGTAGAACACCGCGGTGAGCGCGAGCGTGCCGAGAATGATGGCGACGATGGCGA